ACTGGAGAATATGATTACCCAGAAGATAAAATTATACAGTCCCACGTTAAAATGGTACAATTATTTTTAAATACAGAAACAGAGCCGAATTTTAGAAAGTGGGAAGAACATTTAAGAAATATTTTAGGAACTGATAATTTAACAGACACTATATATAAAAGTATAGAAAAATTATATAATGAAACCCAAGATTAAAGAACATTATATATCTCCTAAATTAACAGATGAACAAGCCAAAAAACTTGCTGGAACTTTATTAGATGAAAAAGATTACAATTTATTAGTTACTTATGATGCTGATATTTATTGTGAGGAAACAAATATATGTATTGCTAAATTTCGTAAAAAAGTTATACCAGCAAACATAGTTAAAAATGCATACGAAAATTTAAAAGGTGCATCTACAATTTCAAGTAATAGATTAATTGGCTCTGGAGAGCCAAGCAAAAAAAGAATAAAATCAGACGGAACAATTAGTAATACAAACATTGTAAAACAAGTCAATAGTGGTATAATAGGATATTTTGATAGAAACCCAAGATTTCCGTATTGCAGACAAACTGCCTTTAATGAAAAACAATTTAACAAGTTTAAAAAAGCCTATGCAATAATTAATTTTGTTGATAAGGCTTATGCAAAGCTAATGCCAGAACATTATAAATTACAAAGAGAGGAGGCTGACAAAACCTCTAAAGATTTTGTAATTACAAATACTGCATTTACAACAGTTACAGTTAATAGTAATTGGCAAACGGCAGTACATACTGACGCTGGAGATTTTGAAAATGGTTTTGGTAATTTAGTTGCTTTAAGAAATGGGAGATATACTGGAGGTTATTTTGTTGTTCCAAAGTGGGGAGTTGCTTTTGATTTACAACAATGCGATTTGCTTTTGGTAGACGTTCATCAATGGCACGGAAACACACCTATAAATTTAATTGACGAAGATGCTAAAAGAATAAGCCTTGTAATGTATTATCGTAAAAATATGATAAGTTGCGGAACTGCAAGAGAAGAAATCGAAATTGCGAAAAATAGAAAAATAGGAACAAAGCTTAACTAATATGAATTTAAGTTTTAGAGAATTTTCAAAACAAATTATTGAGTCTGGAGACATAGACCCAGATTACATATTAATTAGAGAAAAATGTGAGGAGTTAGGTTGGAATAAAAAACAGATGTTTAATTGGTTTTTACACAAACTGGTTATATATGATAGTTACTCTGAATTACAAGTTATAACAAAACAGAAAAAAATTGAGAATGTTAAGTACGGAACAGAAAGAAGAAAGTCAAAACGTTTTGCTACTGAATATTTAAACAATATAAAAAAAGCATTTGCGTTTACTGATATTGATAAGTTTTTTAGCAGAGAGGGAAAAGTTGTTTTCAATCAAATAAAAACAATTAAAGGATTTGGATCTTGGGCGAGTTGGAAGTTTATGGATTTAATTAGTTGTTGTTATGGAATAGATGTTGATTTTGATAGTATTGATTTTAGACAAGCATATACTTTTCCGTTAAAAGGTTTGCTAATGATAAACGACTATCCAGAAGATGTAAAAATCCTAAACGATACAAAGCTATATAATAAATTAATTTATAATGCTTATGATATGCTCAACGGATTGGAAAATTTAAAATCTCCACATAATAATAATAAAGGTTTAAGAATAAACGAAGTTGAAACTCTATTATGTAAATATCATTCTTATAAACATAATAAATATAAAGTTGGACAAGATATAATTCATTTATCTAAAAGAGGTAAAGAATGTATAATATAGTTGGAGCTGGATTGTGTGGAAGTATGTTAGCCAAAGAGTTTGATAACATCGGAATTGAATATAGAATATTTGATGCAAAATTACCTTTCTCTGCATCAATTATATCAGAAAATTTGTTTAGTGATACTTGGCTAAAAGATGTTTCATATATAAAGCAATCGTTAGACTTTATTCATAATAATTATCAAGTAGAAAAAAGAACATTTATAGGATCTAAAATAACAAAAGAATTATATCATTTACCTATTCCAAATGTTTTAAGGTTTGATTACATAAACGAGAAAGTTATTGAGGCTACAAAAGAGGGAGTTTTAACAACGAATGGTTTTTATAAAGGAGTTAATATAATATGTGCTGGTTTTCTTGCTAAAAAGCTATTTAAACTCCCTTATTTAGACGCATTAACTGGACACGGATTTTTTATTAAACATAAAAAGATTGATGATTATATAAATACTTATAGACCATATACTCACGAAAAAATAATGAATTGGCACGATAAAACAATTTGGTATGGAGACAGTACGGCAATAAGACACAATAATTATATGAAAAAACGTAAAGAATACGTACAAGCCAGTTTGAAAAGATTAAAAGGACACGGACTTGAATATAATAAAATAGTATTCGGAGCAAGACCAATGAACACTAAAGATAAAAAAAATGGTCTATTAGTTAAAATTAATGAAAACAACATTATAATTAATGGAGGTTGGAAAGACGGACTTGTTATTTATCCATATCTTATAAAAAAATTACATAAATGGCTAAAATAATTGCACTTGGAGGAGTACCAGCAACTGGAAAAACTACTATGATGCGAGAAATCATAAAAAACTATTTACCTTTAAAAACTTTTAAGTATAAATTGGTCAGAGGTCTATATAACAATAAATCTAATATTTATATTATAGGAATATATGACAACTCTTTATTTAGTGGAACAGACAAATTAAGTATGGCAGTACAACCAGACTTTTTAGAACTCGTAAATAAGATTTCAGATGCTACATTTATATTTGAGGGAGATAGATTATTTAATAGTAGTTTATTTAGTAAAGTTGATTGCGATATATTTGTTTTAAAAGTAGATGAAGATATTATTGAAAAAAGGCATATTGATAGGAAAGATAACCAGACAGAAAAATTTAAAAAATCTAAACAAACAAAGATCCAAAACATAATTGAAAAACATAAGCCTATAATCTTAAATAATAACAATAAAAAAGAAAGTCAAAAGAATTTAGAATTAATATTAAACACCATAAAAAATGAACAAAACTGAACAACATAAAAAAGCAGTTATTGATGCGTTGGAAAAATCATTAGGAGTTGTAACAACGGCTTGTAAAAATGCTGGAGTCGGCAGAACTCAATTTTATACTTGGTTGAAAGAAGACGAGGAGTTTTCAAAGCAAGTTAAAGACATTGGAAATGTAGCTTTAGACTTTGCAGAGAGCCAATTACATAAACAGATAAAAGACGGCAGTACAAGTGCAACAATATTCTATTTAAAAACCAAAGGAAAGAAACGAGGCTATATTGAGAAAATAGAAGTTGACCAAGAAACAAAAATGGAAGTAAGTGGATTTAATATAAAAGACTTAATCAAGTTTGATACAACTGAATGATAAATTTAAACCTTTATTTAAAAATGATACAAGGTTTTTTATAGTTACTGGAGGGCGAGGAGCAACAAAATCATTCTCGGTCAACACTTTTATTGCTTTATTAAGCCTTGAGAAAAGCCATAAGGTGCTTTTTACGAGACAAACACTATCTTCAGCACACGTCAGCATTATTCCAGAATTTAAAGAGAAAATAGAGCTATTAAATTTGCAATCTGTTTTTGACATTAACAGAACAACAATACAAAACAGAGCGTCTGGAAGTGAAATTATATTTAAAGGCTTAAAGACATCTTCTGGAGATCAAACGGCATCGCTTAAATCTTTGCAAGGAATAACAACTTGGATATTAGACGAGGCAGAAGAAATGATTGACGAGAAACTATTTGATAAAATAAACTTATCATTAAGAACAAAGGGAACACAAAACAGAGTTATTTTAATACTCAATCCAGCTACAAAGGAACATTGGATTTATAAACGATTTTTTGAAGATGCTGGAGTCCAAGCTGGTTGGAATGGTCAAAAAAATAACGTTACTTATATTCACACTACTTATTTAGATAATATAAAACATTTAGACCAATCTTTTTTAGATGAGGTTGAAAGAATGAAAACAAAAAACCCTAGCAAATATGAGCATATAATAAACGGCTCTTGGTTAGAAAAAGCAGAGGGCGTTGTTTTCACGAATTGGGAATATGGAGAGTTTAATCCTAAAGGAATACAAACTATATTTGGTCAAGATTACGGCTTTAGTATAGATCCAACAACGCTTATTGAAGTGGCTATTGATAAAAGAGATAAAATAATTTGGGTAAAAGAGCATTTATATAAAGCAAAACTAACTACAAGCCAGATAGCAGAAATAAATAAATCTTGTGCTGGTAATAGTTTAATTATTGGAGATAGTGCCGAGCCAAGACTTATTCAAGAGTTAAATAATCAAGGCAATAATGTAATGGGAGCAATGAAAGGTCAAGGCTCAATATCGTTAGGAATTAGTTTGCTATTGGATTATAAATTAATCGTTGAGGTTAACAGTACAAATATTGCAAAGGAGTTAAACAACTTTACCTATGCAGACAAAAAAAGCAAATTATTTGTTGACGATTTTAACCATACGATTGACCCATTGCGATACGTTGCCTCTTATGTTTTAGGTAATCAATTCGGAATAGAAATAAGATAAATAACAAAAACTTTAAAATTTTATTATTAGTATATGAAAGTCAAAGTAACATTACCAGAAAACAATAGCGATATTACATTATTGCAGTTTCAGAAGTACGAAAAGTTGACAAAGAAAAAAGGTTTAACCAGCAGAGAGTTTACGGCACGAGTAGTTAGTATATTTAGCAATTTAGATTATCATAGTTTAGACGGAGTTAAGCTGACAGATTACGAGGATATTGTTTCTCAAATAACGACTGCATTAAATACGGAGGTTAAATTTAAAAACAGATTTTATCTTGACGGAGTGGAATATGGTTTTATTCCAAACCTTAACGATATTACAACGGCTGAATATGTGGATTTGGTTGAATACGGAACAGAGCCAGAAACACTAAATAAAGTAATGGCGATATTATTTAGACGAATAACGAATGAAGATGCTTTTGGTAATTATAGAATTGAAAAATATTCTGGTACTGCATTGAGTGGCGAGGTTATGAAACAAGCTACAATGAATATCGTAAATGGTGCGTTGGTTTTTTTTTCGAGTTTATCGAAAGAATTAAGAATAGCTATCCAGAAATATACGAGCGAGGTAATAGCGAGGGAAATAAAACATCAAGATACTTTGAAAAATGGGGTTGGTATGCAACAATAAGTTTATTGGCAGATGACAACATACTAAATATGAAAAAAGTGTTTAAAATACCAGTACACGAATTGCATATATTTTTGGCACATAAATTTGATAAAATGACGCAAGAGGAAAAATTAAGACGAGGCAGTAACGCAATAGAATTATAAATGAATCAGTATACCGAATTATTAAGATATTTAAGACAAAGACTTGAGGAGAGCGAGTTTATTAACACCATAACAACTGGTCAAGATATTGATATTAACAGAGCAAATATTTTTCCTTTGGCTAATATCGAAATAAACAATGCAGTTTTTACCAGCAACGCAACTATTCAGTTTTCAGTCCAGATACAATGTTTAGATCTTAGAGACATAAACAAGGAGATAGTAAACGATAAGTTTTATGAGAATGATAATGCAGTTGACAATTGGAACAATACACTTTCAGCTTTAAATGGCGTTTGGGTCAAAGCACACAGAGGATTTGTAAATATGGATATTACGGCTAGTGACAGTCCAAGTATTACAAAAATAGAATTGGCTAATGAAAATTTATTGGACGGCTGGGAGTTAGATTTTAATGTTGAATTACCTACAAATCAAATAAGTATTTGCGAGGATTATTTAGCTCAAGAAACAAGAGAATTAATATTACAAGAAAATAATGCAAAAATAGAAATCTAATGGCAAATTTAAAAATATCAGAATTACCACAAGCGTCCACTTTACAAGGCACAGAAGAATTGGCAGTAGTGCAAGGAGGCACAACTAAAAAAAGTACGTTAAATGACGTAAGAACTTACGCATCAAGAAACTATATAACACCTACTAGCATAACAGTTGCTAAAGATGAAGTAGTAAACCTCAACGATGCTACTTACCAGTTTGCAGATATGATACGTTTAAGTTGGAATGGCTCAAATGGAACTATGACTTTAAACCTACCAGATGCAACGGACAGTATAAACGTAAATAGAGTAATAAGATTTATTTCAAATGGTGGATTTGCAACCTCAACAAGAGTAAATCTAACACCGATTTTAGGACAGACTTTAGACGGAGATACTGACGCTTATGTTATAAATAAAGAATTTGAGGGAATACAAGTTTGGAGTGACGGAGTAGAATGGTTTATCATACAGAAAAAGGCATCTTAAATGGCGTTAATTGACTATATAAATACTTTTGGTACTAATGTACTAGACAAGGCAAAATCTAATCTTACAAAAGAGGATAAAGGAGGAGGTGCTTTAGAAGAAAGTTTAAGTTATAAAGTTAATGTAAGTAAAAACAGTTTTCAACTTGATATATATGCAGAGAATTATTGGAAATATGTTGATTATGGAGTTAAAGGAGTTGGAGGCACAAAAGCAAATGGCGATAATTGGAAAGTTAAAAGAGTAACAAATAATAAGTTTAAGTATAAAGATAAAATGCCACCAACAAAAGTATTTAATGGCTGGTCTATAAAAAAGGGAATAGCACCAAGAAATAAAAAAGGGCAATTTACAACACGAAAGGGATTAATGTTTGCATTGGCAAAATCAGTCTATCATACTGGAATAAAAACTACCGATTTTTTAACAAAGCCTTTTGACGATGAGTTTAAAAATTTTCCAGATGAAGTGGTTGAAATTTATGGTTTAACAGTAGAGAATTTATTAAAAACAACAATAAAATGATTAAGAGTTTAAGTCCGTATTATGTAACGACTCCTTGGACAAATCCAGTAGATAGTATTGTATGTTCAAGCTATACAATGCTAATATATATTTGGAATGGAAATAAAAATACTCCACCAACTGCAACTTATCAATTCACAAAGAAAAATGTAGCTGGAGAAACTGGAAATGACAAAGTAGATATTGCTAGGTTAGTTTCAGATTATATTGATTTTACTCCAAAAGATATAACCACAACATCAATAGTTGACGGAGACAATCAAATGTGGGTAAAACATAGTGTTTATTATAATGGCGTTGTAACACCTCAACAAGAGGCTACCGACATAATGAGTCTTGCTTATAGTTGGGGAGACGAGGGCGAAAATGTTACTACTATTGAAAATAATATTTTGATTAGACCATTGGAATATTTAACGAGCAGACAAAGTATGTTTATTGTGCCTTTATTATCTCCAAATAAAACAGAGGTTATTACAGTAATAAGTGAGCCAAATGGGGAAATATACACCAGCTTTAATATTGGAGAAACCCTTGCAAGTAGCGAAGTAGTGCAATATTTATTTATAAGAGTTGCAGACGCTCCAACAGACGAATTGATAAACATAAATTTTAACAATAAAAATGTTACTTTATTTCCAGTTGAAGATTGTAAATATGAGCCTTTAGATATATACTTTCAGAATAAAGAGGGAGCAGAGCAGATATATACTTTTTTTAAAGAGAGAACTCAAAGCTTTACAACTACGGACGAAGAATATCAAAGCAGTCAAGGTCAAGCGATAAATGGCAAACATCAATTTGTTAGATACAACGTAAACGGCAGAGAAAGTCTTGACGTTAATACTGGATTTATAGATGAAGAAATGAATATTGTTTTGACTGAATTATTGCTATCAGAGAAAATATGGTATAAACAAAATAATGATCTTATACCATTGAATATCGAAAGTAAAAGTATGACTTATAAGACACGTCAAAAAGATAGGCAAATACAATACGATATTAAATTTAAAAAGAGTTATAATCTCGTAAATAATAGTTAAAATGAAGTCAGATATTTACATAGGTGGAACAAAGGTAGACCAATTTAAAGATGAGTCAGCAACAGTTGTTTCTAATGTTTTAGATATTTCAAATATAGAGAAGAATTTAGGCGACTATTCCAAGACTTTTACAGTACCAGCTAGTAAGAATAACAATTTATTATTTAAGCATTGGTATAACGCTAATATTGACAATCAGTTTGATGCCAGAGTAAAAGTTGACGGAAGAATTGATATTGACGGAATGCCTTTTAGGGTTGGTGCTTTTAGATTAGCCAAAGTAAATGTTAAAAATCAAAAAGTCAGTAGCTATACGTTAAACTTTTTTGGAAACTTTGTATCGTTAAAAGATATTTTAGGAGAAGACGAATTAAGTGGTTTAACTTTTTTAGATAACTATAATCATTCATTTAGCTATAATAATGTAAAAACTGGATTACAAAGTAGTTTATTTACTGGAGATGTTAAATATACGTTAGCGTCTGGTAAAAGATATTATTATAATTCTAATAATTCACTTGACGAAACAGAGCAAATTTCAAACATAGATTGGGACGGAATTTCTGGTGGCAATTCTAGTAATGGAGTTGATTATCAAGATTTAAGACCAAGTTTAAGACTGATAAGAATAATTGAGGCAATAGAGCAAGAATATGGCTCAAGTCAAATAGTACAATTAGAGGTTACAGTTAGCACAACAAATAGTTTTAATTCTTTTTGTAAGATAACTTTAAATGGAGTTACTTATGAAATACCAGTTACATTTGGAACACCAACGTCAAATGCTTTACAAATAAGACAATATTTAGAGGCTTTTGTTCCAGCGTATAGAGTAATACAAAACGGAGCAATTTTAACGATTACCTCTGTTGTTGGTGGTTTACAATTAGACCCAGTATTTGAGCAATATACTGCAACTGATATGGAGGCAACTTTTACTGTTATAAAGTACGGAACAGATGAAGACGGATTGTCATTTTCAAGAGAATTTTTTAACACAGAGGAGTTTCAAAATTTATATTTATGGTGCGATGACGATGCAACAGAGGGAATTGGTAGCGTTATAAGGAAAGTTGAATTTGATACCTCAACAAGTCCAAATATAAGCACAGTAACAAACGAGGGTACTTTTAATTTAAACGCTGGAGATACATTAAAACTTAATTTTTGGGCAAAAAGAGATACGCCAACGGCTCCAGCTTATAATTTTTTTCCTCAAACTAATTACAAGAATATACATATCAGATTATATGTTAACGGAGAGATTTATTCGAGAAAAAATACACAATTTGGCTGGATATATTGGGACTCAAGTAATTTAGCCGAAGTTTTTGCGAGATTAAATGTTGAATTTATTGCTGAAACTGGAGGCACATATACTATTTTTTATGAAATTAGAACAGTTGCACAAGATATTGATTTTGTCAAATGTGTCCCATTTATAAACGGAATAAATACTGGTTTAGCAGAGGGAGGAGGAGCAACAAATAACGCACAACCAATATTTAATTTTACTAATAATATGCCAGAGATAAAAATTATAGATTTTCTCAAAGGCTTATTTGATATGTTTAAATTGGTAGTAATTGCTCAAGATGACGGAACTCTATATATTAACACTTTAAATAATTACTATCAAGAGGGCGTTAACTACGATTTAACGAACTATATTAATTTTGATACGTATGACGCTAACAGAGGAGAGTTATTAAAGGAAATCGAATTTAAGACAGTGTCTCCGACAACTAATTTGGCTATTCAGTTTAAAGAAAATAACAATACTCCATACGGAGAGGAGAAAGTTAATTTAAAAGACGCAAATGGCAAACCATTAGACGGAGGGACTTTAAAAATAGAGACACCATTTGAGCAACCAGTTTATGAAAGATTAATTGACCAAAATACTGGAGATTTAAAAGACATTCAAGTTGCTGGTATTTATGACCGAGATTTAAACCCAGTTAATCCAGCACCAATAATTCATTATATTAATAATGTAACGATGCCACAATTTACATCTATAAAAATGCGTGACGAAGACGGAGTTGGTTTTGAAATAGCTGGAAATATGAATAATATATCAAGTGATTTTCCATTAAGTCAACCTAGTTATTCTGTTTTATTTGGTAGCGAGTTTTCGACTTGGGATAGTGCTTTGATAACAAATACGCTTTATAAAAATCATTGGTCAGATTATATCAGTAATATATTTAATATAAAAAGACGAATTTGGAATTATACGGCTAACGATTTGCCTTTAAATATTATAAATAATTTACAGTTAAATGACGTTATAAAAATTAGAGATAATCAATATAGAATAAATAAATTTAGTGTTGACTTACTTAATGGAAATACAA